TTGATAATATTATAAGTATCAATACCAGCATTCTTAACTTGGAATAGAGTTGTATTTAACTGGGTGCTTGAAACACCGCCTACACCATCTGCTCCTGACATAAAGACATAAGAATCACCACGGTCTTCAAAACCATGATTCTTGTGATATACTTTTACATATTTGTTATTGAGTTTGAATAGTTCAGCAGTTGCATTCTGATCCGAAACACCACTGGTCTCAATTGGATTCAATTTGAGATTCTCTAGACCAAGAACCTCATTGGAAAGTTTGAGATTTGCAGGTCTGGTGATATCAAATTCTGCACGATACAGATTAAACTTGAGATCTTCAAATAGATCTTCAGTCCAGTTGTCTGTGTTCTGTGCTTTGTATACAGAACCTAGTAGAGGTTGTGTAGTTACAGGAGAACTGGTAACAATCTCTGTTTCACCTAGTCTAGATGCCCAGAGTTTGTACTCTGTAGAATCTGTCTCAATAACTAGTGCATAAGTTACATCATTCTGTAAGTAAACAGGATTCTTAAACTTAAACTTGGTTGGAGTTGTAGAATTAGTTGCCTCTCCTGTGTCAACAGCAACACCCATCTTAACCGCAGGATTATCGATGGTGATGTTTGCAGTAATAACAGCGCCTGCTGCTGATTGTCCAACACCCTTGACGACAATAGCAGGTGGAGAAGTATATCCAGAACCACCTAGTGCTACATCCGCAGAATAAATTCTGCCTCCAGAAATTCTAACAGATCCACTTGCCTGACTTCCACCAGACAATTGAGGACTTTCAAAGGTCAAGAAAGCAGACTCATAACCAGCACCTGTATTAGAAACAGTCAGACTAGAAACAGTTCCAGAATCTTTAGCAATAGTTACTGCTAACTGAGCATTATTTTCATTATTAAATGAAGTTACAGATTCAATAATTAGATTTTCATTTTGTCTGAACTCTCTTCCGTTGTGGTTAGATAGAACCAAGGTATAAACCTGATCATTGGAAAGAATTACATTACCATTAGCAGAAGCAGAAACTTCAATATTTGTAGTATCTAATACCTTCAATAGAGGTCCACTACAAGCAGACTGAGAACCAGTGATAGATTCGCCAATTTTCAGTGTTGTAGTTCCGTTTGTAAATACACGAATCTTAGTCTCTGGATTAATAGTTGCTTCTGCACCAGGGAGAATATGTTTAGCAGGTTTATCTGCCTCGGTATTTGTAAGATATGCTCTTACAGGAATACTGTCACTCTTGGAGTTGAAGTATAGATCAACACTAGTTACAAACAAACCACCATCAAACGAATCAACACTGAATGTTTGTGCAAGTGGATTTGGTTTAACTTCTACATCAGTGACGCTATCGATCTTCTGAATACCCTCATTTGCTTTGAAGAACGCAGGAGATGTAGATGTGATGCTTGCTGGGTTCTGTGGCAATTTGCCAGTAGCATAGAACTTAAGATCTGTATAGGTATCTACAGTATCCTTAGCAGCATTAGAAGCACTAGAAGTAAATCTAATTGTCTTAATTCCTGTTGGAATTCTTACAATTGGTTGAGTGAAATCATAAGACAGTGTTTGTGGATCACCAGTCCAGGTTGCATTCTCCGTTGGTGGATAACCAGCAGGAATTAGAATAATACCGCTAGCATTTCCATTTTCATCAGTATTGATTGGTGAATTGAAACCAATCAAAGAGTTTCCTGCAATTCCGCTATATCTAGAATCAGCATTGGTCCATCTAGAAACATCAATACCATCCAAGAAAGGATATACTCTAGTAAATGGTTTTAGTCTCTTGATTGTAAACTTAACTGCAGTAGATCTTGCATAGAACTTCAGTGAAGTCGCAACAGAACTCTTCTCATCAGAGTCGCTAGAGATTCCTTTACCAATCTCATTGTTGTCAGGACTTACATTAGAACTACTTGCTGTTGCTGCTACAGTAACCTGAGCATTAGACTGTTCTGTGTTTGTAGTTCCGAGAGAAGTAATACTTCCGAAAGTGCCAGATGTACCAACCCAGTTAATTACAAAGGAATTAAAGATGCTGGAGAATGTCTCAGTTGTATCTTCTTTTGCAATAAAGATAGAATACAATCCAGTATTGTTATCAACGATTAGAGGTTCTACAGACTGATCGTACCACGAATCAATCTCTGGAGAGAGTGCTCCATCACCAACATACTGTAGTGCTACAAATGGGTTTGGATTGATAGTCTTAGTTGCAAAATCATTTCCGAGAACTTTCAGTTCCGTGAATGGTAGAGTTACCATATCACCGTTTCTTACATATCCATCAACAAATCTTTGATCATCTGTTTTGTTGATTTCTTTAAGTAAGAAAGAGTCTTCCTTGTTAGGTGCTCTCATTACAGACTGTTGTGTGTCAATCGAACACTTGTAATCATCGGAAGAAATTTGACCGATGCGATGAGTTTCAAAGTTATCAACAACAAATCCAGTCTTGAATCTGTCTAAACCAATGGAGTCTTTGATCTGCATGTTTAGAGCTTGCTGCTCTAGGATGCTGAGTGTGGTATAATATTCGAGACGCTCAATACGCTTCTCTAGTTTACCGATGTCACGCATTGTGTAACGACGGTTGTCTACTGGAGTAATTCTTACATCTCTGCTGCTAGTAGTAAATGCAGGAATGTAATAGTAGTAGAGAGGAATTGCATCATCAATCAATTCTGGTTTTGTTGGGTTCTGGGAAGAATTACCTTCCTTAAGAACAAACTCACCTTTTTTGTTCAGATAGATACCATCAATTCTATTCAAGAATTCAGTTTGAGTAAACTTGAATGTGTACTCAAGACCTTTATCTGGGGCAGGGATAACAGATGCAACACCACCACTACCAATAAAGTTTCTGATAATAATCTCTCTAGAAGATTGATCTTGGAAACCAGTAATTGTAGAAGTAGAATCTACCTTAGGTCTGAAGTCAAATACATTCTTGAGTGATACGATACCATGTACTGCAGAGTTAAACGATGGGATTTCATCTAGTGTTACACCTGCTTCATGCAAGTAACTATCAACCGTGCAGAAATCACCCTGAGAATGCTCAAAGTAATCAAATGCAACCACTAGTTGACCTACTGGTGCATCAAATCCTGGTTTCAAAACGATTCTAGAAACATCATAGAAAGTGTCTCTTTGACCATTATCAAATGTAAATCTTTCAGTTACATCAATACCAGTAACTAGGTTGCCTGCAGTATCAATGACTGGAGGAGCAGAAGATGTTCCTTCATAAACATATCTCAATTTGTAGATATCAGAATATGTTGCTACTGAAGTATCCTCAGTGTCAAAGTCTTCACCTCTAATAGGAACAACTCTATCTCCAACAGACTTAATTAGAACTCTCTTATTTGTAACAGAAGTCTTAATTCTAGGTCTTGCTTTACTTAACTCTAGAGTTGCGCTTAGTTTTAGTTTAGGGAATGGAGTTGTAGATGTACCAAAGAACTCTGTTGGCAGAGAAACCTGTACACTACCTGCATTTAAACCACTAGTAACATCTGTGGTGTTATCTGTAACGATGTCATCTTCAGTCAAGTAGATAACATCACCTTTTGCAACATTGGTAGCAGATCCTGCATCCAATACAGTCATTACAAAGTTTTCTGGTGTAAACTTAGCAAATCTTTGTGTACCAAATGGCAACTGAGCAGTAAAGGTAATATTGCCACCGCTACCAGAAGATTCTGTAATGAAATCTTTTCTGTAGAAGAATGTAATCTTGGAGTCGTCAGTTCCTTGAGAGATAGACGATACCTGACTTCCGCCAGTAGGATAAATTAGAGAACCTTTATTTCCGTTCTCGATAATAGAACCAACCTTAACAACAGAACCATTAGATACATCTGAAGGCAATACAGTATCTAAGTAAATTCTAGACTTGAGTGTTCCTTCAGGTTTAGTTGCATAGAGAACCATTGCTTTCTCTGTGAAACCATCATCACCAGTAAACTGAACATAGTCACCTGCTTTTAAGAAGGTGGTGGTGTCTCCATTGAATCCGTTGCAAGACAAGAATTTGAAACCTGCTGTTCCTGTGAATGTAAAGTCAGTAACAGGAGTCAGTTTTGCAAATGGAGTCTTTGCAGATTCGATATCGGCAGTGAATGTATTGCTTCCACCAGAACCAAATGCACAACCAAAAGACTTAACATCTTCAGGTGTGTAAGTTGTAACAGTGTCTCTAAAGAGGACCGCTTCAATCTTTGCAGTTGCTGTGACATTAGCAGAACCAACATCAACTAGAACATTTGGTGGTTCAGAATATGTTTGTGTGAATGCATTTCTGTTCTTGATATCGATGTAGATAACCTTACCATCAATGTTCAACTCTACATCTACTTTAGAAGTATCAAATGCTACACCGTTAATGGTAATACCAGATCCTTGAGCATAACCTTGACTTCTAAACTTAACAATAAAGTGAGAAATCGTATTGTTGGTAGCAATTCTTGCGGAATTTGTTCCACCTTGAGCATCTGCTTCTTCTCTAATCACTTCTCCTGGTTGGAACTTTCCAGATAGAGTTGTAACCATCAACTCATTACCTGTAGTAAAAGCAGATCCAGTAGCGCCTTCAATGACACCATAAGCGCCGCTATTGACACCGAAGATATACTTACCCTTAGAGAACTGTCCAGTCGCTATAGGAGCGTCTAAAACGATCTTTGTATAGAATGTAGGACCAAAGTATCCTAGTCCAAAGATAGCATTATATGCGGACTGTCCTCCTGATAGTTTTCCTTTAGAGATAACAGTATCGGTATCTGGATTGAAACCAAATCCATTCTCTTTGAATGTGAAGTTAGATGGTTTTGCTACACCGATCAAAGGTGTGACATGCTCACTATAATCAACAACATATCCAAGAACTTCATCTGGATCTAATGCTGGGTTTGAAGTATCTGTGCTTAGATATAGTTTTCTGGTTTGTGCTCCATCAACCTCGTCATATTCTTTAAGTAAACCAATTACTTCATCTTTCTTTCCAAGAACAGTTAGTTCAGCATATCTTTTTGCTGCTAGGATATCAGGTCTAAACTTAACAGAGAAACCAACTAGTTTAAATGTCTTGAATGTTTCTGGATCTCCACCATCATAAGTGAATACTACATGAAGATTTCCATTAGAATCACAGCAATCAGAGAATGCTAGATTATTAGTAGTATTAATTTTATCAATTAAGTTACTCTTTGTAATATCTACAGTAATAGTCTTAATTGCTTGACCATCTGTAAAGAGATCTCCTCTTCTATCAACAGTAGACTTAGTTTCTACACCAGTTCTAGTAGGATCTGCTACGGAAGCACCAGTAAAGTCAATATTTTGTCCGATAGTTCCATCATTATATGTTCTATACAGATTCAGATCTGGATATGCTGTTAGATCAGCACCGTCTGCGTTGAATGGAACGGATCCAAATACATTAGTAATAGGATAGGTAGGAAGACCAGAAGTCTTTAGAGTAATGTTTTCAGCGTCTACAGTTTCTCTTGCTTTGTTGAGTACAATACTCTTTGTCTCTTTATTGACAATCTCATATCCTTTGATGTATGCTTTACCAGGACCAACATCAACAACCATCTTTTGAGATGCGTCTTGGATGCTTAGTCCATTTACAAGATTGTCGTCATCGGCAGCATAGATTCCGTTGTTGCCGTCTTTCTGATAATACTCTCTTACCTCTGTGTCAAAGCGATCTACAACATAATCGCCAGACTCATCATAAGTTCTCTTAGCTAGAGTATTTTCAATTAAGGAATACTCTACTGCTTTAATTTGTTTTTGAATTACACCACTCTTAACAGTAAGAATCTTGATAAAGTTCTTATCAGTGGTTTCTTCTAGACTATATTTTTCTAGTGTTAGAGAGATATTGAGTCTATGAGCACCAGGAGCAGAGAAGTTAGAAGAACCTGCTGCATTGTCATACAGAGTTGGATCTTCTTCAGGGGTTACAATCTTCTCTTCAATCTTAAATCCAATCTTAGCAGATGGTGCATTGTAATATGGATCAATGACGAATAGTTCTTCATCATTTCTTACAAAGTAACCATTAACAAAATATACACCTTCTTCTACCTTAACGGCAGAAGCAAATCCCATTGCTGGACTCGATAAGACTGTTTCTGCTTCTGTATCTGGATCGACTACAGTAACAGTAGTTGGTAGAACACTTCCATCAGTTCCAACTACTAATAATGGAGTATTGACACCATTTACAACTTCTAGAGTCTCACCCTGTCTGAAAGTATTCTCATTACCTGCATTACCACTAGACAGGTAGTTGACAAACAGAGTATCTGCACTAGTTTCTGTTGACTTTTGTACTGCTACTAAGTTAGCAAGAACGCCAGAAGTTAGACCTCTCAACTGTCTACCGACAATTTGAGAAATGTCATACTTCCTGAATACAATAGAACCATCCTCGTTCACTGCTACTTCAGAAACAGAGGATAATTTTACATAGTCTAATCTATTATTAAGACCAACCTCACCAGGAACAACCAACTCACCTTGCTTGAAAGTATTCTTACCGAAACTTTCAATTTGGTTCTGTAGGATTGATTGAACTTGGGTTAGTTCTCTTCCTTGAATAGAGTATCCAGGACGGAATAGAATCTTATAAAAATTCTTACTCGCGTCAAAGTCCTCATAATAAGGATTTACATTTAGGTTCGTCTTCTGTGGCATCGTACTCCGCCAAATACTAGTATCTAGTCCCTAGTATTTATAGAGTTAAAAAAAATCCCCCGATCGCTCGGGGGACTTTTAGATATGTATTTGAATCAGAATTCGATAACAAGTTTGATATCTTCAATCTGGTCAGGAGCACGAGTAATTAGACGACGGTTTTCAATGTAAATGATGTCACCAGAATTATTAGCAATCTCTGGAGTACCAAGTCCATTGGTTAGTGTAATGCCTTCTAGAGTACCGTTGTTTGTAGTATCTACATTACCATCAGCAGCAGAAGCAGCACCAGTAACATCTACAGCACCGTTTGCTTCAAATGGATATACTTGACCATCATGGAGGTGTTGATCAGGGGACTGATAATACTTGAGGATACCGTCAGTGGTGGATCCGTTATCTAGTGTCCAGGATACAACAGTTCCTTTTGCGATATTACCATCAGCACGAGTCTGAGTGATTAATTCGTCAGCAATGTAATCAGCAGTTGTTCCAGTGATCTTAACAGCAAATAGACCGTTTAGAGTAGATGCAGTTGCCTCAGTAGTAGTTCCATAATCATATGGATCAGTTACTAGACCGATTCTACGGAAGTCGTTATCTACAGGGAAGTCTCCAGAACCTTCAGCGTAGGTTAGACGAATGTTCGTCATAACACGCTTTGCATTGAGTTCTAGGTCAGCATCAGCACCATGACCACCCTTAGGAGGAAGAACAACTTCAATTCCAGCAAGTGCGTTAGTGGAAGCAACTGCGGAAGTTAGACCTTGATCGCTGAATAGATTACCGTTTGCAACGCTAACATTAGCGTAAGTGTAACCAGATCCACGAACTGCAACAGATACAGTATCGATTGCACCACCAGCAGTGGTGTTAATTTGAAGAACACCGCCTGTTCCATCACCCTTGATTGCGGTGAATAGAGTCTGAGAAGCAGGAAGGTTTGTTCCAGCATTTTCTACTAGAGCAACATCAACAGCACCTGCAACAGCAAGACCAGCAGTAGCAGTTCTAGTTGTCTCAGTTGGGAGAGTGATTGGCATGAAGTCTGAAGAAAGGAACTTCAGAACATCGTCGGTAGGAAGCGTAAACATGTACTTCCAGATGTAACCAGCACCAGATCCTTCGGTAAAGATTCCAGTAGCACTTGCATAACCAGCAGCAGATGTGCTAGGTTCGATAGTAGCGTTCTGTCCCGATGGGTTTGCAATGTTTTGTCCGTTATAAAGGCACTTAAATACCTCATAGTTGGAGTTCATTACATAGAACTTAGCATCTCCAATAGAATCAAAACCTAGAGCGGTTTGCTTACCTACTTGACCACCGCCACCTGGGGTAGCAGAGTAGTCAGGTTTCCACATGTCGAATTTAGGGTTAGCAACTGTGTCCCAGTTATAACGACGGACAACAGCACGAGCATTTGCGGAAGTAACTCTCTTAGCAGCAATAATATCGTCGTATACAGCGTACTTCTCTGTCTGGTTGTCTAAAGGAAGTGGGGGTGCATCTTCTGTAGCGTAGCGATATACACCAGACTGAACAGCAACACCAGTGTCTGAACTACCATCGTATTCCGATAGAGTAGCACCTAGAGCAGGAGCAGAAGCAGTTCCGCTAGATCCAAAGATTCCACTCAATAGAACGGAGTTGGAGTAAACCGCTTCGATTGTTCCTCTCCATGTTGCAGCGCCGTAGTTAGCACCAGCATAGAGTTCGTTACCGACTGTTAGAGTTCCAGTCGTAGTAGGAATGATTTCGACATAGACATTCCATGCTTGAGGGCGACCTACAAAGAAGTAGAGTCGTGTGCGGTCGGCGCTAGCATCGCTTGCGCCTTCACTAAGCGATTCCAGGAATTGCTTCGCATTAAAAATTCTAAATTTATCAGAGATGATAGCAGCCATTGGTTTCTTTTTCCGACGTGTATTGTGCCAAAGTTATTTATATTTATGCAGTTATTTAGGAGATTGTAAACGGAATGATTTCCTCTCCATTTGCAATAGTGTTTGGACCACTGTATAAAGTACACCCAGTAAACTCAGTAGCAGTCTTGCCCGTGTATTGAATGACAGATCCGCCACTAGTGAACACATATCCCGCGCTTGGGAAATATGTCGTACTCTGGACTACAACAGTTGCTCCAATTGTACCAGTAGAAGATGTAATAGTGACTGGGTTATTGAAAGTTGGGATGCCAAGATTAAACTTATCACCTGTTAGAGTATAATTGGATTTACCTCTTCTTTCAAAGTCCGCGATTGTCATACTAGCAAAAATCAATTCAAATTCAGCGAGACTTACTCCACTGGAAGGGATTGCACCTTCGTCTTTAGCAACATAATTCCAACTATTAATGTTTGCACCTAGGTTACCAATAGTATAATTTCCGATGTAGTCTGCTTGTTCATCCTCTTGAATATTCCTAATCTCAATGATAGTTCCACTTCTTTGAGTGACATCTCTAGTTACTAGAGTGACATCTCCATTAAATCTAGTTGCGATAGGATTAGTAAAGAAGATTGATTCTTGGAAGTAATCTACAACACCACCAGGAGGTGCGAAGAATAGCAATTCTCTTGTAGCACTACCAAGAATTACAGAAGAGGTTTCTACTTGTACTTGACTTAGAGCAACAGTAGTTGTAGACTGGATTGTGTTTGCATCTGCACTCTCAGAAGATGTCTGTCTTCTTCTGTCAAACTTGACATCAGAGATAGAAATGATATCTCTTTCAAGTTGCAGAACTTGTGTCTTTTGTAGAGATACAGTAGAAGAAGAAGCAACTACAGCACCGTCAACCTGATATTGAGATAGTCTCTCGGATCTACCTTCAGTAACACCAGATAGAACACTGGTTTCACTGACGAAGGACTGAACACCACCGAATGCAACGCTTACATAATCATCGATTTCACGAATAAATGTTCCTGCATTCCAGTTTTGCTCAATTGTGCTGTCAATACCTCTTGTGACACTAAGGAATCTGTCCTCTCCTTTTCTGAGATAACGAATGACTTCATTACCGACAAGTAGTTTTCCATTACTGGAGAATCTACCAGTGTTGCTGATGTAGACAATATCATCACCAATATTAAGAGGTGCTTGTAGATATCCTGCAGGAGCAGTAGAAGAGTTGGTTGTTGTAATTCTAGAGTTATCAACCTCAACTTGTACAATTGCTGTTGCAACTCTACTAGTCTGTAGAGCACTAAATGTTACAATATCTTCTGCTCTTACAGATACAATTCTAGAAACTTCTCTATCTGCTTCTTGTATTCTTAGAATACCGCCGCTTCCATCGATTACGACAGGATCTGGGATAGGATCTGGTTCGATGTATACGATATTACCCATGCCAGGTTGTGACTGACCACCTGGGATCGATCCACCAGCTTCCTCTCCAGTAAGAGGTTCTGGTGTAATATCAATCTCAAGAATATCAGAGGAGTTAGCAGGAGATACCAGAGAAATAGTAGAGATAAGTGCTTGCTCTGGTGGTGGTAGTTCAATTGCACTAATTTGAGAACTAATTGAGAGTGACTGACTTACAATAGACTGTACATTAAGTTTTACAAGAGATACCTTAATATCATCTTGTTTGATAATGTTATACTTGCGTGTTGCTACAACTATAGGTGCTTCTGTATATCCAGATCCACCAGATACCAATTGTACACCAATAATTTCGCCCTTGACTGTAACAACTCGTGCTCTTGCACCACCACCATTTGAGTTTTTAGGAATGAACTCGATATTTGGTGGAATAAAGTAATTAAATGCTGTGGGTCTAAAGAATCTGTAGAAGATATCAGTTCCTCTTAGCAGTCCACCAGGGGTAGAAGTAACAAATGTGTGAGCACTAGTATCAGAAGATACACCAACATTAATTGTAAATGTATTTGTAGTTACAGAATCAATAAGAATCCACTTGTCTGCATATGGATCTTGTCCTGCTCTAGGATAACTATGCTCAGTAGCGTTATTATCTAATGCACAAGTAAAGACAATAGAATTGTTCTTAAATCTAACATACTGTCGTGCTGAGAATCCATGATTTGGAATAGTTCCTACAAAAACTCCTGTTAATGGATCATAAGATGCATCTGTAATAGTATGAGATGAAATATTTTGAACTTCTTCTCTTACTTGCCTTTCATTCCAAATGAGTTTTGTAACAGAACCATTTTCAATTTCTGCTTGGATACTAAGACCTTCGCCAAAAGTAGTGCCATTATATCTTGTAATTCCAAAAGAACCGTAGATAGAGTTTGCACCATCAGAACCTACTCTAAAATCTTTAGAACTTGCTTTTCCAGGAGAAGACTTGATAGTTCTGTAGTCTGCCTCACCGTCAACTTTAATCTTGTCGCCAGGATTTAAACTAAAGAATCCTTTTCTTTGTAGTAGGTCATTTGATTTTCTTACATCACCATTGAAGTAAGATCTTTCAGTTTTCACTAATTGACTGTCTAGAGATGCAATACTAACAGTGACAGTTGGACCGAATGGATATTCGACAGTCTCATATGCACCTAAAGTTCTTACATATAATTCTCTGCTAGCATCAAAGTCAATATTATTAGTAAATAACTTAACTTTTAGAGTGTTTGATCCTACAATTCTCCAGTCATATGCTTTACCTAATGGATAAACTCCATTAGAATCTTCTTGATAGAAATAGAAGTTTTCGTAAGATGTTAAAGCATAATCGCTAGTAACAACAAAGTTATTAAACAGAGAACCAGCATTAGGTCCAGTTACTGTTAGTTCTTTCGGATAGAGATATCCGTTGATGTCATAGTTATGAAGTGTTACGGTTGGTTCAATATCTCTACCATAGAAAAGACGGATGTCAACAACATCTTCTGCAACAATTGGCGTTGCAAAGTTAATAGTAGAACCAATAACATCGTAAGCACCACCATCAGATAATCCCCTCTTTTGAATGACACCATTCAAAATAACAAGCAGGAATCTCTCATCATCAATATTGAGAATAGTATCTTCTGCAATACTTACAATCTGGTGTGGACCAGTTGTTTCTCCATCAATATTAGCATCGTCAATTGTATATCTCTTTTGATTACCAACACCTGTTGCAAAGAACTTCTCTACCTGAGTTGGTTCTCCAATAGTTCTTGCAGAAAGATCTTGATCCCAAATAGGAGGAGCACTAAATCTAATGATATTTGGTACAACTGACTTATCAATGAAATATGCATCAAATGCTGGTTCATCGATTGTGTGTTTCGTTCTTTGAATAACACCATTCAAAGCAACTAACAAATTCTCATCAGTCTCAGTTAGAGACACAGCAGAACCATCATCGTCCCAATATAATTCAAAGTCTTTTGTCTCGCCATCAATAAAGTCTGGTAGAGTAGCAGTTGCTTCTAAACCGTCAAGCATTGCATCTTGCATGATGCTAGCATAAGTTGTGAGTGCAGAAACTACATCCTCACATTCTCTATTGACGAGTTCTGGATCTGGTAGAATATTGTAGTTGGTGTAGACACTTAGATTAGTGGCATAGTAACCATTCTTTGGAGCATTTACTTGAGTAGGATCAATAACATTAGGACCAATTTCAAGAATTTCTTCTACAATTTCCCAATAAGTATTCAGCGTAGATTCTACTTCTGCACATAGTGGAGTTTGAGCATCAGTAATAACTTCAGAATCTGTAAATGGCACAATATTTGTGAAAGGTGTTGTTCCAGGTAAGGTTTGACGCATTGCCTTGACACACAAATCAGTTAGAATCAATTCTGCTTGAGCAGCAGCAAATGGTCCCGATTGATCAAATATGCTTTCTGCATATTCTACTAATTTTTGATTACCACCAAAACGAAGATGGAAGACGATACTATCTAAAATACGATTAACACTTGCAGGGAAGACAGTATTAGATGGATAATTTACAGCAGCCCATCCAGTAACATAATCGACAATATAATCTTTGTTTTTATCGATTAAATTTGATGCGTCATAATATGTACCATTGTTAATTCCACTGAAGG